ATCGACGAGGGTGACAGGTGGGACGACCCCGCCTCGTTGGTCAAGGCGAACCCGAATTACAACGTCTCGGTCTTCGAAGACTTCCTGCTAGCGCAACTCGCGCAAGCGAGGCGGTCGGCGTCGAAGCAGAACGCCTTCCGCACGAAGCACCTCAACGAGTGGGTTGGGGCGCGCACGGCGTGGATGAACATGCTGGCGTGGCAGCGGCAGAAGCGAACGCTGCGAATTGAGGACTTTCAGGGCTGTCGTTGCTGGATTGGCTGCGACTTGGCGACGAAACTCGACGTTGCGGCCCTGGTGATGCTGTTCGAGAAGAACGGCGCGTATCACGTCATCCCTCGGTTCTACGTTCCTGAGTCGGCGCTAGAGGACAACAAGCGCTATCAGAACTTCGCGCTCGAGGGCGCGATCACCGTGACGCCGGGGGATATGACGGATTACGGCTTCATCGAGGAAGAATTGCTGTCGATTGCGAGCCAAGTCGAGCTCGTGGAGGTCGCGTTTGACCCTGCGCAGGCTGCGTACCTCATGACTCGGTTGGAGCAGTCGAATCTGCCGGTCATCGAGTTTCCGCAGACGGTGCGGAACATGAGTGACCCGATGAAGGAAGTCGAGGCGCGGGTCGTGGCGGGAAGCCTATTTCAAGACGGAAACCCTGCAATGACGTGGATGATGGGCAACGTTACGGCGAGAGTGGATGCCAAGGAGCACGTATTCCCGAGGAAGGACGCGCCCGAGGAAAAGATCGACGGTCCCGTGGGGCTCATCATTGCGATGGGTCGGGCGATGGTTGATGAAGGCCCGTCCGTGTACGAGAGCCGAGGGCTCGCCGGTTGAAACCGCTTCAGCGGCTCGCGGTGTGGGCGAGAGGCTTAATTCAGCGCGAAACCTACCCGGATCATGGCCAACGGTACTTCCGGCTCGGCAAGACGCCGGCTGGTGTCTATGTCGACCACGACGTAGCGCTAACGCTCGGTGCGTTCAATGCGTGCGTGCGAGCGGTGGCAGAGACCATTGGCATTCTCGATTGGCATGTATTCCAGCGTGATCGGAGCGGGAAGCGTACGCGGCTAGCGGAAACGCCGTTAGATAGGGCCATTGCGCTGCGTCCGAACCCCGAAATGTCGGCGCAGACGCTGCGTGAGGTGCTTGCGGGTCAAGCGTTGATTCGCGGCAACGGGTTTGCGGAGATCGTTCGTGACGGCGCGGGCCGGGTCACTGAGTTGTGGCCACTGCCGCCGGTGTCGGACATCTACCGTCTAGACGACGGTTCGCTCGTCTACGAGTTCGACATCAACGGTTTTCGCGCTCCGTTGCGTGTCGAGGACGTGTTTCACGTCAAGGGCTTTGGCGGAACCGGCGTCATGGGGTACGACATGGTGTCGTACATGGCGGCGTCGATTGGTTACGGGATAGCCGTCGAGGAATTTGCGGCTGAGTACTTCCAGAACGGCGCGACGTTCTCGGCGGTGTTGCAGCATCCGAAGACGCTTTCCAAGGAAGCGCAGGCGCGGCTAGTTGCTGAAATGGAGGAAAACTACTCCGGGCGTGGCAAGCGGCACCGCTTTAAGGTGCTCGAAGAGAACATGACCATCAAGGAGTTGTCGGCCACGGCAGAGCAGGCGCAGCTTCTGGAGTCACGCAAGATTTCGGTTGAGGACATTGCCCGGTGGTTCCGTGTGCCGCTGCACAAGATTGGCAGTTTGGACCGCGCGACGTTCAACAACATCGAGCATTTGGGCATCGAGTTCATTCAGGACACGATTCTTCCTTGGGTTACGCGGTTCGAGCAGGAAGCGAACATCAAGTTAGTCCCTCGCGGTCAGCAGGGGACGGTGTTCACCAAGATGAAGATTTCGACGCTTGCTCGTGGTGACTTGAAGAGCCGCCAGGAGGCGTACCGCATTGGTCGGGAGTGGGGGTGGTTGACCCCTAACGACATCCGCGAAGAAGAGGACATGGACCCTATTTCGGACGAAATGGGCGGAGATACGCTGATTGTGCCGCTCAACTTCCGTGATGCACGGGTCATGGTCAAGGAGACCGAGGACATTCTGAGCGGCAAGGTCAACGACGAGGACACGCTGCAAGACGACCCCGAAGAGGAAGGGGCGCCGCGGCCGAGACCGGAGGCGATGCGCAACACGATTGCGAGCGCGTGTCAGCGGATTGTCGAGCGCGAAGAGCGCTATGTGGGCCGGAAATTCTCGAATGGGGTCGATGTTACGGCCGCGATGCGCAATCAGAAGGCGTATGCGCAGGGTGAGTTGTACCCAATCGTCCGTGACATGGCGTCTCTCGCTGGCATGGATGTGCAGGACGCGAGTGGCGTGCTCGACCGCGTGATGCGGCTCTACTTCACTCGGCACCACGAGCTGTGGACCGCCGCAGTACATGCCGGGCAGAAGCCGGCGGGGCTCGAAGCCTACGCCTCTCAACTCGAGGAAGACTTGATTAAAGCCATGACAGCGAGGCTCGCAGCATGAAGCAAGAGGGTTTTCGGGTCCAAAACAAGGCCGGCGAGACCGAGATTTGGATTTACGACGACATCGGCGCCGGGTTCTTCAGCGAGGGCGTCACGGCCAAGCATGTGGCGCGGGCGTTGAAGGAAGCGCCGAAGGAAAACTCGATCCTCGTCCGCATCAACTCGCCGGGCGGCGACGTGTTCGACGGGCTCGCGATTTACAACCTACTGGCTCAGTCGGACCGGAAAATCGTTACCCAGGTGGACGGGATGGCGTTTTCGGCAGCGAGTTACATCTTCATGGCTGCCAAAACCCGCCGAATCGCTGAAAACGGGTTCCTGATGATCCATGAGGCGTGGACGATGGCGGTCGGCACGGCGGATGAGCTTCGAGCTCGAGCCGACTCACTGGAGGAGATCACCGACTCCATCGCGCGCATCTACACCGCCGGCACTGGTCGGACTCGCGAAGAGATCGACGAGTGGATGCGCGCCGAGACGTTCTTCACCGTGAACCCGGATGGTGAGTCGGTGCTGGACGCTATCGCGATGGGATTCGCTACGGAATCCATCGAAAACCTCAAGATCGCGGCGAAATTCGACCCGAAGCGGCACAACATCAAGCACGTTCCCAAGGCGTTGGAGCGGTTGAAGGCGAGCGGCGGGGAGCGTGCGCACTCGTTGGCCGCGACGATGCAGAAGCGCGTGACGGAGCGTCGTCTTACGGCATGACCGGGGCAGAGCTCAAGGCGCTTCGCAAGGCGCGAGACAAGTCACTCAGGCAGGCCGCAATACAAGTCGGCGTGCACTGGCGGACGTGGGCGCGGTGGGAGACGCATACCCGCGTGCCGGAATACGCATGGAAGGCGTTCGAGTACTCGAACGCGTATGACAAATTGTCAGATTCCGAAAGCAGGACTGTTTCTATAGCTTAACGCTCAACAACTTTTCGTTCTGTCGAAAAGGCGCTTTCCGACCTTCGCGGGTTGGGGCGCCTTTTTTGTTGGAGCGGAAGGCGGGCTGAACCCTTGATAGGAGTAGCAAAGATGCAAGTTCGTACGGCCGCTCTTCGAATCTACGCGGACGGCAAGTCGGTCGAGGCGCTTCGCGAGCGCCTGGTCGAGTTGAACGTCCAGTCGCAGGAAATCGTGGCTCGCGCAGACGCCGATGGCCGCGAACTGACCGCGGACGAGCAGGAGCAGGTGGATCTGATCTTCGCCGAGTTCGAGGCCACGGAGGCCGACATCGAGCGCCGCGAGAAGATCGACGCGCAGGCTCGTCGTCTCGCGCAGCCGCAGCCGCGCAAGACGCCGCCGCAGGACCCGAATCCCGAGGATGCCGAGCAGCCGGCGAACAGCCGCCGCACGCGCGTCGAGGCGGTGGACCGCCATCCTGGCCGCTGGGGTTTCGCGCACATCGGCGAGTACGCCCAGGCCGTGGTTCGTGCCTCGGCGCCGAACGGCTACGTGGACAACCGCCTCGTGATTCGCGGCGCCCCGTCGACCTCGAGCCAGGAAGGCATCGGTGCAGACGGCGGCTTCGCGGTTCCGCCCGATTTCCGCTCGGAGATCGCCGAGAAGGTGATGGCCGAGAACACGCTGTTGGCTCGCACTGACCAGATGCAGACCGCGAGCAACACGCTGGTCATGCCGAAGGACGAGTCCTCGCCGTGGGACACGGTGGGTCCGCAGGCGTACTGGACGGACGAGCTTGCTCAGCTTCAGCAGAGCAAGGCGAATCTGTCGCAGAGCTCGGTCGCGACGCACAAGCTGACGGTGCTCACGCCGATTTCGGAAGAGCTGTTGAGCGACGCCCCGGCGATGGACAGCTACCTCCGCCGCAAGGCGCCCGAGCGCATCAACTGGAAGATCGAGGAAGCGATTTTCCGGGGCGATGGTGTCGGCAAGCCGCTCGGCATTCTGAACAGCCCGGCGACGATCACGGTCGCGGACCTTGGGTCCAACCAGCCGGCGGACTCCATCGTCCCGCAGAACATCCTCGACATGCACTCGCGCATGCCGGCTCGCAACCGTGCCAATGCGGTGTGGCTCATCAATCAGGATGTCGAGCCGCAGTTGAACCAGATGCAGTACGCGGGCTCGGGCGCGAACCCGAACATTTGGCCGGTGTACTTGCCTCCGGGCGGTCTCTCGGCGGCGCCGTACGGCACGCTCATGGGCCGGCCGGTGATTCCGACCGAGGCGTGCTCGATTCTGGGCGACGTGGGCGACATCGCGTTCGTGGACCTCAGCCAGTACCTGACGGTCATCAAGACGAGCGGCATCCGGGTCGACGTGTCGATGCACCTGTACTTCGATTACGACGCGATGGCGTTCCGCTTCATCATCCGCATCGGCGGTCAGCCGTGGTGGTCGAAGCCGTGGACGCGCCGCGACTCGAACAGCCCGACGCTTTCGGCGTACGTGGTGCTCGACAACCGCACCGGCTCGTAATCCCCGCAACTTTCTCCAGGAGCAACGCACATGCAATACAACGCTGGTGTCACGGAAGTCGCGAAGGTTATCGCCTCGACGATTGGCACGATTGCGGACAGCCCGGTTCTCACGGGCGCTGCGGTCGACATGTCGCTCTACCATCGGGTGGCGTTCATCTGCCAGGCCGGCACGCTCAACTCGACGGAGACGGCGGATTGCCTGGTCGAGACCGATTCGGCTTCGGCGTTCAACGTCACGCCCGCGACGCTCGCGTCGTCGACGGCGGAGATCATCGGCGACAACCAGTTCGTGGTGATCGAGGTCAAGGCGTCCGACTTGCCGGCGGGTGATCGGTACGCTCGAGCGACGATGACGGGCTCGGCCGAGACGGGCGGTCCGGGGT